TACTCAACCTACAGTTACATTTAATATTGCAACTACTACGATTGATATGGATACTGTTTTATATTGGAGAATTGTAAATGATAGCGGAACCGAAATTAATCTTGCAGATTTTTCAGGACTTACTTCTTTAGATAATACTGTTACTATTGATAGTCTAGGTAACGGGTTAGTCATTATTCCGATTGCTGATGATAAAGCTACCGAAGGACCGGAAACTTTTAAACTTGAATTATATACTGACAGCGATTACACTAATCTAGTAAGAACTAGTAATGTGATCACAATCAACGACACTTCAAAAACAGTTCCCGGATCGCAGACATTTTCTGAACCGAATCAATATAGTTGGACTGTGCCGCAAGGCATCACTTCGATAACTATAACTGTTGACGGTGCAGGTGGCGGATCGGGTGCTAGAGATTCGAGCAATAAAACACCAGCAGAACCAGGATATTCGGGCGCACGGATTACTGGTACATTAACTGGTGTAGCCGGCGGTCAAGTGTTAACTTTAGGTGTCGGCGGTGGCGGAAATTTTGGTACCACATCACATGGTGGTGGTGGCGGTCTAGGTGGTCTAGGTGCAGGCGGATTGTATGCAGGCGGTATAGGCGGCAATGCAGGTCCGAAGAATTCTTCGGGTGCAGGCGGTGGTGGTGGCGCAGCATCGTATATTTTAATTGCAGGTCAACCTATTGTAGTTGCTGCTGGTGGAGGCGGTGGCGGCGGCTGCGGTATAAAAGGCGCTGCCCAACCGGCAATTTTACCTGCAGTGTATGCATCAAGCACAAATGGCGGACCAGGCACAAATAAAACTGGTGATGGCGGTGGACCAGGAGGTGGCGGTGCTGGACACCCGTATGGCGGTATGGGTGGTATTCCTCGCAGCGGTGATTCGGGCGCATACTCTGGACAAAATGGGCAATCGCTTGTGCCAGGCGGGTGTACAAAATCAGTTTCGACAAACGGCGGAACGTATCATTTTCCCGGAGCTGCTGGAAGAATTACATTAAAATGGGGTTAACGAGATTAAAATCGTTAAATACATACATTAAAAACATTAATAAAAAATATAGGAAAGTAAATGGCTGGAGTAGGAACTAAAATAACAGCAACTGATTATAATGCTATTCAAACCAAAATATCAGATGTTATGGCAACCGGTACAGGAACATACGGGTACGGGCAAACAATTAATAGTGCGCAAGTTGCTGCATTAGCATCGGTAACAGTTGCACAGTGGAATAATTTAAGAGCTGATTTGTTAAGGGCGCGCCAACATCAAACCGGTGCTGATGAAAGTGCAAATCTAACAACTATTAGTACAAGTGTAAAAATTACCGAAGTAATTCGAAGCCAGTTTAATACATACGCTGATACGATCCAAACTAATCGGACTATTATTCCACCGACTGGCCAAGGTACTAGAACATCGTTATCATCGATGACATACGCAACTGCATGGCGCACATCGATTACCCATACAATCACTGCAACATTTGCTAGCACAGAACAAGCAAGATTCTATTTTAATGCAGGTGGGGTTTTTGAATTTACTGCAGGTTTGCCGACTGACGGCACTACTAATACAAAAAATAGTTCATGGACAATATTGTTAACAAACATGCAAACTATAAAATTTACGCTGGCTTCGACTACTGTAACAGGATCCGGTACCGGATCAGCAATTGGATATTCGTCGCTAACAAGTACAAATCAATTAATATTTCAAAAAAATACAGAAGCACCGACGTACAATCCCAACTCGTATACGATAAATGCAAGAACAGGTACAAGTGCCGCCCAAATAATTTTTACAATATTATTTAACGATGCATCTGCACCTGCTGGGCTCGGTGTTGACGAAAACGTTACTGGTACAATTACTAGTACTGTGCAAGTTTATTACGCAACAGGATCAAATGTTTCTGTTACTGCTCCGACTGCAACTGGCACATTTGTATAAACTCAATATCTAATCACTAGAGTCTCCTTAAATGCTAATTAAAATTAGTAGATTTAAGGAGACACTGTGGATAGTCAAATAGAAAAAGCATTCGAAGTTGCAAATTATATGGCAACTTTATCAAATCAACGTCGAATAATTTTAGAAGAATTTAGTCAGCAGTTAATTTATTATTCTAACGGTGCAACTTTTAAGATTGGCCCGGAATTAATTAGCTTTGTAAAAATAATGTTAGATTTAGGACACTTATCTGATATTGCGTTTGTTGATGCAAATAACTTGCCCGTAATCATTACCGATGTTCAATCATTCTTTGATGATATTTCAACAACTTATTTTGAAGCAGTTAATGATTATGCGGCAAAATTTAGCGAAATATCATCAAAAAGAAAAATTAAGGACATGGTTGATTTATGACTACTGGTGCTTTAATTTTTGCACAAAATAATCTAAACATTGACTATGTAAAGCTTGCAAATTTTTGTGCAAGTCGCGTGCAAAAATTCTTAAATATTCCAGTTTCGATTATCACCGATAGTAAAGAATGGTTAGAATTAACGTATCCAAATCATAATTTTGATCAAATAATTGAAGTTGAGCAGTCGCAAGGGCAAAAGCGGGTATTATACGACGGCACGCTTTCGTCTGTAACTACTGACTGGAAGAATTTTTCGAGATATCAAGTTTATAATCTATCACCGTATGAAACAACAATAGTTTTAGACAGTGATTATGTGTTAAATTCATCGATACTACGTTTATCTTTAGACCAAGATTATGATTTTCAAATTTATAAAAACAGTTTTGATCTTGCAGGGTGGCGGCCATCTGCCGAATTTAAAAGAATTAACCAATATTCTGTGCCGTTTTACTGGGCAACCGTGTTTGTGTTTAAAAAATCCGTTGTTGTTAAATCATTTTTTGATTTAATTTTTTATATCAGAGAAAATTGGGAATATTTTAGAGTTCTTTATAATGTTGATAACACTTTGTTTAGAAATGATTATGCATTTAGTATTGCAATACATATCATGAACGGAAAAACTAACGGCGAGTTTGCTGCAGAATTGCCAGGTACGATGGCATACACAACGGATCGAGATTTATTAGTTAACGTTTCTGATAATAAAATGCAATTTTTAGTAGAAAAGGAACATTTTCTAGGCGAATATATTGCTGCAAAAACAACCGGTATAGATATGCATGTGATGAATAAACTAAGTCTTAGTCGAATGATCGATGAGGTGCAAAATGTCTAAAGGATTCTTAGTAGTTGCACAAAACACCTCAACTGTTGATTACGTTAAGCAAGCGTATGCGCTTGCGCTTTCGATTAAATTTAGCCAGATGCTACACACTAATATTTCTATTATGACAAACGATGTAGTATTGGATGAATACAAATTAGTATTTGATCAAATTATTCCAATTCCATGGAATGACGCTGCAGTTACTGCAACCTGGAAAGTTGAAAATAGATGGAAAGTTTATCACATTACACCCTATGAAGAAACAATTATATTAGACACTGACATGTTGATGTTAGAAGATATATCTAAATGGTGGCAATATTGTAGCAACTATGATCTTAAATTTTGTTCGGCTATTTTTAATTATAAACTAGAACCGATTATTGATACCGAACATCGAGCTGCATTTGTGCAGAATCAATTACAAAATCCATACACTGCACTTCATTATTTTAAAAAATCAGATACTGCATATAATTTTTACACTGTCTTAGAATTTGTGTGTACTAACTGGGAATGGGCGTGGACAAAATTTGCCCCGCTACGCTATCAAAATTGGTTAAGTTTGGATCTTGCAGCAGCGGTTGCAATAGAAATAACCGGGTTACAAGAAACTGCAGTTGATAACATATCACCGATGTCATTTATACATATGAAACCAGCAATACAAGGATGGGATATTACTCCAGAACGTTGGCAAGATGCAGTTTCGTGTGTGCTTAATTCAAAAGGTGATTTAATTGTAGGTAACATCAAGCAGTCGAAATTATTTCATTATGTTGAAAAAGATTTTATTACTGACAAATTATTAAGTAGATTAAAAGAGTTAGCAAATGGCAAAACGTAAATCTAAAAAACAAGTTGCTCAGGGATTAATACCTGAGATTCCAAAATATTATGTGTACTACGATCAAACTGGCAGATTACTATCAGTTTCAAATGAATTTAGCTCGTTATTTGAAAATTTTTTAGAAATTGATTTCGACAGTTATAAAAATTTAGTATCCGGTGAAGAACATTTTTCAGATTATCGGGTAGGATTTAATAATAATGAAACTGCACTTTCGTTATTTTCTGTTTTTCAAACAAAATTTTCATTAAAAAATGAATTGCTAGAATGGGTTGACGAGAAACCGTCAACAAACACGTTACTAGTAGTCGAGTGGAATAATAATATTAAATATTGGGTGTTTAATATTGCAGCCGAGTGTCGACCATTTCTTACTTCAAGTACTAAGGCATTGGTATTTTTTATAACGCTTGAGAATGATTTTGATTTTTTAATTAGAACAATTAAAATTAAACCAGAAGATTTATTAGCTGCATCTGTTTATATTCCATTTGATAGCACATTTGAATCAAATATTGATAAAATAACATTAACTACTACAAAAGTTTTAAAATCATACGGATTAGTAATTACACATGAGTAACATTATAAAAATTATCGAACAAGATGTTATATTCTTAAGTTATGATGAACCTAATGCCGAAAAGAATTATGCGGATTTGCTTAAAAAAATTCCTTGGGCAAAACGAGTTCACAGAGTAAAAGGCAGCGATGCTGCGCATAAAGCATGTGCAGCACTAAGTGAAACTGAATATTTTGTTACAATAGACGCTGATAATATAATCGACCCTGCGTTTTTAAGATTAGAAATAGATTTAGATAAATTAGGATTAACTGCTGAACACGTATTTAGTTGGTGCGGAAAAATTCATGTTAACGGGTTAATGTACGGTAATGGTGGGTTAAAACTGTGGACTCGCAAATTCGTTAATGAAATGCAAACACACGAAAATGCAGATCCTAATGATGTTAAAAGCAAAGTTGAATTTTGTTTTGATGATCGATATTATCAGTTTCCTGAAAACTATTCTGTTAGCTATACAAATGCAACTCCGTTTCAAGCATGGCGAGCAGGATTCCGCGAAGGTGTTAAAATGTGCCTTGACCAAGGTGCAAAAGTTGACGATCTAACTACAGTATGGTGGCAAAATTATCATAGATTATTAGTATGGTGCAATGTCGGTAATGATACCATTAACGGCGATTGGTCTATTATTGGTGCGAGAGAAGGATGTTTAATGACTACTGATCCTACTTGGGACTATGCAAATGTTAGAGATTTTGAATGGCTGACTACATATTGGGAAAAGACCTATAAAGATTTAAGCAATGATCAAGTTTGCAATCTTCAAAAATATTTTGGCGAAACCATTCGAGAAAAATTAAAATTACCAGTATCATATCTTGACAGCGCCGGAAGTGAATTTTTTAAAACTGTTTACAATAATTCACCACGTTACAGGATTAAGCACTGATGTACGATATATTTTTTATTTCCGATAATACAACGTATTCAGATAGAAAGTTTTTAAAACTTAAATCAAGATTTCCATTAGTAAAACGTGCAAAATCTGCAATTGATGCGCAGCAGAAATCGTCTACAAAGATGCTGTGGATAGTACCATCAGATATTACAGTTTTAGACACATTTAAATTTGATTTTAAAGTTCCGCAATGGGAAGAAGAGTATGTGCATAAGTTTAAAAATGATAATTCGTATGATGGTGTTATTTTAATTTCAAAGTTAAAATTTCTTTCGACAAATGAAATTAATTATAGATTTTATCTTAATACTAAAGAAGTTGATATTCGAGCATCGGAAGCAGTGAATATGTATGATCAATTTGTAGTTGATAGTTACGAAGAATATCTATTTGCACTTGAACATACAACTACTGAACTATTTTGGATGACATCGAGTAATATCAAGCCAGTTGATGATTTTAAATTTGATTTACATTTTAAATTTGATAATCTTTACGATAGGCAGCAAAATCACGCATTTATTCATATCGAAGACGGAAACCAAACCTATGATGGCATATTTCTGTGTTCAACTCATACTGCACTATCACAACGCGAAATAGAACATCGATTCCCAGTTGATAGAAAGGAATGGGATATAATAGCAAGTACATATAAATCATATGATAGATTTGTAGTTGATAGTTACGAAGAATATCTATTTGCACTTGAACATACAACTACTGAACTATTTTGGATGACATCGAGTAATATCAAGCCAGTCGATGATTTTAACTTTGATTTGCATTTTAAATTCGATAATCATTATGACAGAACACAAAACCACGCATTTATTCATGTTGAAGACGGAAATCAAACCTATGATGGCATATTTTTGTGTTCAACCCATACAATATTATCACAGAAAGAAATCGAACATAGGTTTCCAGTTGATAGAAAGGAATGGCCAATCGTAGCAAGTACGCCAAAATTGTATGATAGGTTTGTAGTTGATAGTTACGAAGAATATCTATTTGCACTTGAACATACAACTACTGAACTATTTTGGATGACATCGAGTAATATCAAGCCAGTTGATGATTTTAAATTTGATCTTTTCTTTTCCAAAAAGAATGCCAAATATGATCATGATAGAAAACAAAACCACGCATTTTTACATTTAGAAGACGGAAACCAAACCTATGATGGCATATTTCTGTGTTCAACTCGTACTGCACTATCACAGAAAGAAATTGAACATCGATTCCCAGTTGATAGAAAGGAATGGGATATAATAGCAAGTACATATAAATCATATGATAGATTTGTTGTCGATAGCTATGACGAGTACTTGTACGCACTTGCACATACAACCACTGAATTATTCTGGATGGAATCGTGTAATATTAAACCAGTTGACAATTTTAAATTTGATCTTTTCTTTTCCAAAAAGAATGCCAAATATGATCATGATAGAAAACAAAACCACGCGTTCGTTCATAATTCTGATACATATAACGGTATCTTCCTGTGTTCAATCCATGCAGAATTATCACAGAAAGAAATTGAACATAGGTTCCCAGTTGATAGAAAGGAATGGAATATTGTTGCTAGTAAAACAGGTTGGTATGACATTATTTTTATAAGTTATAATGAAATCAACGCCGATAGTAATTTTGAAAAGTTAGTATCTCGTTTTCCGTATGCAAAACGTGTACACGGAATCAAAGGTATACATCAAGCGCACATCGAGGCAGCTAAGTTATCAACATCGCCTATGTTTTGGGTAGTTGACGGTGATGCAATAATTGAAGAAACTTTTAATTTTAATTTGTTAGTTACAAAGAACGAAATGAATATTGTTTATACTTGGAGTAGTAAAAATCCAATTAATAATTTAATATATGGTTATGGTGGTGTTAAGTTACTTCCTAAAGATCTAACACTACACGTTGATGTTAACGCACCTGATATGACTACTGCAATAAGCACGGAATTTAAGGTAATGTCTGAGATTTCAAATATAACTGCATTTAATACAAGTCCATTTGATACTTGGAAATCTGCATTCAGAGAATGTGTAAAATTAAGCAGTAAGTTGATTAATGGTCAGCTTGACAACGAATCACATATTCGGTTAGAAATATGGTGTACAGTTGGTGCAGACTCTCAATTTGGAAATTTTGCAATTACAGGTGCCACTGCAGGCAGAGATTATGGTCAAAAAAATGCCGGAAACATTCCGGCACTTGCAATGATTAACGATTTTGACTGGCTGTATACTCAGTTTGATTTATCAACACTAGAAACATAGTCATTTACCATTGGAAATATTTTAGAAATGACTCTAGCACAATCTAATGCTAGCTCGCGATGTTCTTTTTGTGTTGATTCATCTGTCCTAACTTGAATAAAGTGAATCCAAGAACGCAACGATCCGCTGACATACATTCTACTTTCGGTGTTACCTTCGGGTAACACGACTCGTGCTTGCTCTTTTGCAATGTTATTTGCAATTGCCCAAGAATACGCATCCTTTGCTGCTTTAATTACTGTGTGCTGCTTTTCAGTCCAAATTTTTGCAATTTCTCTATGATCTGCATCTGACATATCTAATTCAATAGAATTTTGTCTATTTTTAGTGTCTTGCAATCTTGCTTCTCTAATTACAAAGTTTAAATCTTTTGTTGGATCGGCATATCGTTGACTAAATTCTTGGTAACGGAAACTAACATGTCTTAAAATTTGCCTTCCAATATCACGAGTTGTTTCAACTTCTAAGCATGCATTTACCATCTCAAGCGGTGACCAATGTTTATGTTCCACTAAATATCTAATCAATTTATCTGATGTTTCTGTGTTATATTGATTAGATGGATTTGAAACTCTAGCGCAAAATGCAATTAAGTCTTGTGCATCGTTGATGCCGTTGTTTGCAAATTCTTCTGTTGGTTGCGAATATGATACTAATTTAACTGTCATAGTTTTTGTTTTTTTAGGAATTTAGAAGTAGATCTTTCGATATCTTTTTTAACTTTACTTGTGTTTAGCTTGAAGTCTATATCATCAATTCGATCTTCGTAGGATAATAGAAGTTCGGATAAGCTTTTGCAAAATGCATCCCATCCGTCTTTCTTTGCTTTGGCTGTGAGCTTTACTTCCCATCTTTTACCATCTTTAAAATTAATTGAAACTGAATCTAAATATTTAAGGGGTAATGAATGCATTTTTACCCCCTCAAACACTTCAGGCCAAAGGTCTACCACTTCCTGTGGTAAAATCTTTCCTTGATTAATCACTCTTTACTTTTTTTTTTGGTGCAGGGACTAACTCTTCGGCCAGTCTTCGAAAATTTGCTGCTTGTTTTGCAAGTTTATCTGCTTGCGACCGGTAATGCTTTGCGGCATCGACTGGATCTGTATATTCAGTAATTACAACTTCGTCTTCGTTAATACTTGCAGAGGTTGTTTTAGAAAAATCTTCAGTCGAAGGCGGAACTTCACTAACTTTGGCTACTTCTAACACTTCAGCTTTTTCAACATCTGCTGATCTTAACGCTAAGTTATCAACTGCTACTCCTCGCTGTTCGGCAATTACTTGATTTAATTCGGACAGTAAAATAGCGTATGAATTAGTTGGCAACATTTCGATTTGATCAGTTGATACTTTTATCATTCTATTTTGGGTGTGCAGTGCAGAAAGCATTATACTACCATCTGGGAAGTTTGTGCGAGCCATTGTTTCTGCAAACTCGTATGCAGATTGACCAGCATTACTTTCGACTAAATTAATAATTGCATCGTGGTAACTATCAGGTAAATTTTCTGTTGGGACAATTAAGCAGTTGTATGCATCGCCTGGCAATGTCCTGTATGCAACAATGCACTTTTTACCTGTTGCTTTTACTCGACCAACATGTTTTAATGCTGCCATTACTGCGGAGCTCCTGCAGCTTCAGCTTGTTTAGCAACTAATTCTAAAAAAGTTGATAATTTTGTATATGTTTGCCCTACTGCTACCATTTCGGTTGGTTTAAATGCACCGCGTGAACTTGCAATGTCAATAATAGTTTTTAACGCATTTAAATCGTTAATTGTAAGATCTGCATTTGATTGGTCTTGTGCTGTTTGTTCTTGTGCTGGTGCTGGTGCTGGTGCTGCTTGGTCTTGTGTTGCTTCTGCGTTTTCTAACATATAGTTTCTCCTGTGGTATGTTACTAATTATCGTGTATGTATATGCGGGCATGCAATTGTGAAAAAGCTAATTTCTTTTTCAGATTCAAATCCAATTTTAAGATTATATACAATTGTATTTTGTGAATCTAATGCAATTCCTTTGCCTAAATAATATCTATTATTTAAATTTGTTCTTATCCATTGGTCAATAGATCTGATTTGAACCGGGTGGTAATTGTTAATAGTCATGTATTTAAAGTGCGGACAGGCAAACTCGACCCTCCTTAATTCAAAGAAGTTTAAAGGATTTGGTTTGCCATTTTTTAACGCCATTTATGCTGTTTCCTTAACTGCTTCGTAATACGCATATTCACCCCATGGTGGAACAATTGTATCAGTACCATGTATAATAAATATAGTATCGCAGTAGTGTTCGTCACCCCATGAATCCCATGGCATGCCGTCTGTAAACATGATAAACTTTTTAGGGTTAATATCGTGTTCTTTCATGTATTCCCAATTAGCATCAAAGTCAGTGCCACCACCGCCCATAATTTCGTAGTCGTCGAACTCGTCCATTGTATAGCTGTCATAGTCTTGTTCGTTGTATACTTTAGTGTCAAAACACCATAATTTTATTCTAAAATCTTGATACTCTTGCATAATGCCTTTGATTTCAGATAAGAAATCCTTACCTTGTGCATCACTAATTGAACCAGACATGTCGATTGCAACACAAATGTCAATTGTGTTGTCAAATTTTAAGCCAGGCAATATTGCATTCATGTGCCAGCCTTTTCGATTCGGACGTAAAAATGAATAGTCATTTTTAATTACACTTTGAATTTGTTGTTGTAAAATCTCACGCCAATTCATTTTCGGCTGTGTAAGCTCGCCGATTAAACGTGCAATGCTTGCCGGAGTTTTACCTGAGCCAGCTGCTTGTGCTGCCTGCATAGTTGCTTCGCGTATTTCGTCTCGTATTGCACGCAATTCTTCTTTTGAGTAACATGGCTTGCCATCTTTGTCGTCTTCCTTTTCCCAATCAATATGGTCGTCAAGCATTTGTCCAAGTGAATCTAATTCTTGCTCGTCCATTTCGTCAAAAATCTTATCATAGATTTCTTCGGCACCCATTCCGTAATAATCCGGATTGTGATAAATTCGGATACTTGTTACTGCGTCACCGATTTTATCACGTATTAATTGTCCATTTACACAGAAGTCAGCGGCAATATTAAAAATTTTTGGATGGCGGCCTTCTCTACGACCCATATGATCAAATACGTTGTGTAGAATCTCGTGAGCAAGTACAAACTCAATTTCTTTAATTGTTAATTTTTGAAAAAACTCGCGATTAAAAAATACAGAACGACCGTCAGTGGCTGCAGTTTTGCACCATTTT